GGAGCACTGAAGTATAGCTGCTCAATTCTCATCGACAAAGGTGATACGAAAGGGGTGGATGAGTTCAGAGTGGCTATCGCAAAAGCTATTGAACGTGGCCAAGGCCTTATCCCTGCTTGGAAGAACAAGGTTCCAAAGTTTCGGTATCAGCCCCTTAGAGATGGGGACGAGGAACTTGAAGAAGGCGGCAAGACTGACAAGATCTACGCCAATAAATTCTTCATCAACTGCTCTTCAAATGATGCTCCTGGAGTCGTTGGTCCTGATGCTAAACCTCTTATGGACCAGGATAAGTTGTATGCTGGCGCCATTGTACGACTCGATGTTAATCCGTTTCCTTATTCCAACTCTGGTAACCACGGGATTGGATGGGGCTTAAACAACGTTATGCTCGTCAAAGACGGCACAAGACTTGATGGTCGTGCAGTCGCTACAGACGCCTTTGCTGGCTTTGGAGTTGATGATTCAGCTAACGACTTGATGTAACCTGACTGAGGGGTGGAAACACCCCTCTTTTTAGATCTTCAAATATACACTTTTAACGTGGAGTTTATCATGACCAACATACAAGATACACTGAATGAACGTAACAAGACACATGGTAACTTTAGTAAGTGCGCAGAAGCCGCTCAAGTACTGAAGAGCACTATTCCCCAGTTTGCTCCAGATCTCTCTTACGTACTGGGTGAAGCTCTTGACCAGATCTTTAGCAAGATTGCCCGCGTCTTAACTGGTGATCCTGCCCATGCCGACACCTGGCATGACATTGCAGGATACGCTACTCTAGCAGAAAAATCCCTAACAGAAGGAGACAACACAGATGAGTAACTTCGACAATGCAAGCTTTACAAAATTACAAGAAGAGATCGGCCGGCTGCAACACATTAAAGCTGGTATGATCGCTGAGCTCCAAGCAGTAGATACCACAGCAATGACCAAGGCAGAGTTACAGGCACATGCCATGACTCTTCCCCCGATCCGTGAAGACCTCTGGCTCAATATGCAGGAATACGGCTTTCAGACCGGCTCATCAGTGATGGGTGTAGATAACCCTGCTGATATAGACTGGGTGTGTCAGTTGCCTGCATCTGCGTTCGTGAGTAGCAACTGTGCTGTGCCTTGTGGCAAGATTACGAGAAACTACATGGATGAAGACGATAACTTCGTACCTCTGTACGCCAACAAGGATGGCAAGCTGTACAACATCATCTGCATAGGCAACCACCTTCAGTTTGAAGCATGGAAAATAACTACTAAGATGATGGCACAACTTGCTCATGGTGGAGAACCTAGAGCTGTTGAAGCTATCAAGACCAAGTGGAAACGAGTAAGATTATTCCGGGCTCTCACCGACATCCTTGAACCTGTGAAACCTCTACCAGATTACAAAAAGATAACCTTCCTTGAGTCTATAAAGTGTGGTATCTGTAGAGTCTGTGGCCGTGAAGCTAACAACTTCACTAGCAAAAAAGCCAAGACAGATTACGAAATGACTGGAAACTGTGAGAGGTGTTATAGTGAATAAACCACCCAAGTGTCTATGTGGCCGATCTACAAGACTTATTGTAGATCGAGATAAGCCGAGCGAGTATGTCCCGGTACCCCAAGGGTCTAGTGGACATAACTCTGGTTTTGTGTATATGTTTCCATCACACTATGCGAGTGATGGACTATGTAAACAATGTAGTGAGGGAGATAAGTCTTATGCCAAATGAACAAATGTATTACTTTACTTTTGGATTTGGACACGCACACGGTCCTCATGGGTATGCTAAGTACCACGGCACCTATAGTGAGGCTCGGAAACAGATGGTCGCTGATCATGGTATCAAGTGGGCGTTTCAGTACGACGAAATTAAAGGCGCAGCGGTCGTGAAAAACTACGCGTTAGCGGAGGTGACTAGTGAGTGATACGTTGTACATTGACTTCGAGACCTACTCAGAAGTTGACATCAAGAAGCATGGAGGTAAGAGATATGCAGAGGATGAGTCTACTCAAGTCCTCTGCCTCGGCTACGCCTTCAATGATGAGCAAGCTCATGTGTGGACACCTGACAAAGAGATTCCAGATTGCATAGCTCAACATGTCTACGATGGAGAGCTTGTGTATGCTCACAATGCGCTGTTTGATTGGCGCATATGGAATGAGGTATTAGCAAGAGACTTTGTTGTTGAGCTACTTCAGTTAGAACAGTGCGTTGATACTATGGCGTTATGCCAAACCTACACTCTTCCTGGATCATTGGCAAAGGCTGGTGCTGCTCTTAATCTTACTCTGCCTAAACTAGAATCTGGTGTGCGTCTCATTAATAAGTGTTGTAAGCCTGACAAACAAGGTAACCAACCTTTGCCATGGGATGACCCAGAGACATTCAATGAACTGTTTCTATACTGCAAACGTGATGTAGAAGCAATGCGTGAGATTGTACAAACTGTTCCACGAGACTGCTTGATTCCTGTTGAGCAACAAGTCTGGCTACTCACTGCGCGTATGAATGATGTTGGGTTACCTGTCGACACTGAAGCTGTTCACGCTATACTCAAATACTTAACCAAGTACGTTAAAGATAAAATGAGCTGGGTCAGTACTATCACCGGAGGAGAGGTTCAGACAATTAACCAGATTGCTAAAGTGCTACAATGGTGCTACGATAAAGGTGTCGACCTCCCTAATTTGCAAGCGGGTACTATTGAAGAGTTCCTGGCTATGGATGATCTACACGAAGGTGTGGTGAGCTTGTTGAAGCTGAGACAAGAGTTGGGTAGAACCTCTACTGCTAAGTTCAAGAAGGTAGCTGAGCTTGAGTACAACAACTACGTGTATGACAACTTGCAGTACCATGGAGCTGGTCCAGGTAGATGGACGGGTCGAGGCTTCCAAATGCACAACTTACCACGAGCCAAAGTAGACGATCCAGAAAAATACATTGAAGCTTTTAAACTGAACAAGTACATCGCTGATCCGGTTACAGTAGGTAAAGGTTTAGTACGCTCTATAATCAAAGCTCCACCCGGTTATACTCTTATAGTATCAGATTATAGCTCTATTGAGAATCGTATACTTGCTTGGTTAGCAGGAGACGAAGAGACTTTACAAGGTTTTAGAGACGGCTTCGATCAGTATACTGATATGGCTGCTGCATTGTATCAAATACCCCTAGAAGATGTAACAAAAGACCAGAGGCAATTTGGAAAAGTAATTATCCTGGGTGCTGGTTACATGATGGGTATTCCACGGTTTAAAGAGGTAGCTGCTGACTGGGGTATCTTTTTACAAGATCATGAGGCTAAGCACGCTATTGACACTTACCGCGAGAAGTACCACTTAATCAAGCGTCTATGGCATCGCTTAAACCAAGCTGCTAGAGAAGCTGTCTTGACTGGTAAGAAGCAGACATACCTTAAGATTACCTTCGGTACTGCTACAGTCAACGGTATAAGATGGTTGGCTATGAAGTTACCTTCAGGCAAGTCTGTCTATTACATGAATCCTGCAGTAGAGAATAGGCACATCCCTGGTTATGAACACATGGGTAAAGTGCCTACTATAACGCACTCTGGGATTAATCCTTACTCTAAGAAATGGGGCCGCTTGTCACTATCACCAGGGAGAGTCACTGAGAATGCTACTCAAGGTACAGCACGCGAAGCAATGGCATGGGGTCTGTTAAACGTGCAAGAACACTTACCTAGTATTACGTTGATTGGAAGCGTGCATGATGAAGCCCTCGGGCTAATACAAGAAAGCGCAGCAGATCCAATGAGCATGAAAATGTTTAATCAACACTTGTGCGATATACCTTGGGCTCCTGACTGTCCTCTGACTGCTGAAGGATACTTCTCTAAACGATACAAGAAAGGATAAGTGAAATGCAAGTAACAGAATTTGAAGCTCCTAGCAAGCTCAACTTCGCTAGGATAAAAAGGAAGATCTCTTCCTGGACCAAGACTGCTAGTTTGATCTATGCTACTAAAGATCCAGTAGAGGTCTATACTCTGTTGTGGGTTGAGCTTAAGTCACTCAATAGAGAGTATAATGTCACTCGTTTATATCAGCGGTTTAACAGACTTAGGTGCAATCAAGAGTTAAGAACTCTCGTCAGATTCTTGGCTAACGTTCCTATTGACTCTGACCTTAAGCCACATCTTGTCAATCAAACTAAGTTGAACATCTATTTAGACATCGTCGGTCAATCTCAAGATTTATATTTGCGGTTACTCAAGATGGAGTATCTACATCGTAATAGAGCATACATGATTAGATTGCTTCATGGGCGTTTCCAGAAACTCAGACGAGAAAAGGAGATACGGAACTTATGAAAGAGAGTGAGAAAGATGTTGAACGTTATCTCGTTGAAAAGATCGAGCAAGTGGATGGACTGTGTCGTAAGTACGTGTCTCCGGGTGTACGAGGTGTACCAGACCGTATTTGTATCATGCCTGGTGGTAAGGTTCTATGGGTCGAACTTAAGTCTGAAGGAGACCAACCCACTCCGCATCAAGTGAGAGAACATGCGCGTATGAAGTCACGACACCACAGAGTACACCTCATAGACACAAAGGCCAAAGTAGAAGAGTTAATTGTCCATAATGTTTTTATGCACCAAAGGGGGTATTAAATGGGTGATATGGCAGACTTAGCAATAGAAGAGTCATTGATGGCTGAATGCGACCGACAAGACTATAGGCTTGGCTTTATTTCTAACGAAGAGGCTTATGAAGTGGGAATTATAGACGAATTTGGCTATGAGCCGTATACACTAGGGCGGTTTAGTCATAGAAAACATTACCGAAGTTATAAGAGTAGCAAGATCTATAAGAAGTATCATAAAGCTACCGCAGAAACAGTTTTTAAATCTTACGCTAATAAGGAGTAATGAAATGGCCTATCAAGAGATCTTCACTAAACTACGAGCAACAAACAGCAGGAATGACAAAATCGCGATCCTCAAGACAGCAGACAATCAAACTCAAGATATACTCCAGTATGCGTATAACCCGTTTTGGCATTACTACATCAACAAAACTCCTGTTTACACCAACCATAAAAATTCGTGCGACTTCATGTATTCAAATTGGCAAGGTTTATTTAACAAATTAGCGAACCGCACTCTTTCTGGCGGTGAAGCCATAACACAAGTAGCTGAGTTTCTAAGTTGCTGTACTAAACACGAAGCTGAAATACTAAGTATGATTCTCAAGAAGGACCTTCGGTGTGGTATAAGTGCCAAGACAATAAACGCTGCCCTTCCTGGCTTAATCCCTGAGTTTGGCACGATGCTCGCTAAAAAGTGGGATGATTCAAGGTATGAGAACGGTTTGTTCATGTCACTGAAACTTGATGGATTGCGTGCGGTATTTAAAGAGGGTTGTTTGTTCACACGTAACGGTCACAAGATCCAAGGAGTAGAACACA